GTACCCTTCAGATCCAGTAACTAATATATTCATTTTAACCAAACAGATGTAGGATTATAAGCTTCAGTATCAAGATAATCCCAAACTTGCCAAATTTTTTCACCTTTTGAATAATTTATGATATTTGAAAGAAATGCTTGCAGATCTTCAATATGCCATACATCGTCAAGTAATTTTTTACCAAGATATCTAGACTGATGCGCCACATGATCTGCATAACTATAAGCAAAAGCAGAAAATGGTGGTAGAACACACCCCATAGAACAAAGAACGCCTTGCATCCTAGACGCTACTTCTTTACCGCCAACAGAGTGCATGGTTACAATTACTCCTGCTGGTTTGCCAAGCAAGTGTTTTTTGCCCTCAATTTCTGTCATCTTTTCAAAAAGTTGTTGCATATTAGATCCCCAAGAATCCCAATATGTTCCTGTGCAAAAAATTAAAGCATCGCTTTCTTTAATTATATGCCTTACTTTCGGCCAGAAGAAATCTTTATGAAGATGCAAGATTTTAATTTTTATATTTGGATCAATCTTATTTATCTTTTTTCTAATTTTTTTAATTAAGGATGCAGTATTTCCATTTTTTCCGCCAATAGATCCATTAATGATTGTTAAGGTAATTGGTTTCATTTATTAAAAAAACTAAATGGACATTTATTTGCATTTAGCTCTCTATTCTTTAAAAAATTCCAAGAGTCTCTTGAATTAAAATATTTTATAAGCCCTTCTTTATTCCATCTCTTAAGAACGTCTTCAGATGGATATCTTTTTTCTAATGAAAAATTAATATTCATGCCTCCATATTTTGAATAAAATTTTATATAATATATTGGCATATTTTTAGGAATATATATACGTTTGTTTTCTGTATTAGATATCTTAAAAGCGAAATTCAATGGTCTCGTCCAGCTTGATACTGGAAAAGTTCCTGGAATTAATTCTATACCGAGTCTACAAAGAGCAGGATGATGAGATATTTCTACCCATATATCTTTTTGATTTGTCCAAAACAAATAAAAGTATATAAGTTGCAATTCTAGTATACCATCGTTTTTTAGATATGACTCGTGTACTTTTAAAAATTCTGAGTTAAATATTTCTTTTGTTCTTTCTGGCTTTATTACCTCCACTTTTTTTTGAGATAAATCATAATTTATTTCTAAATCGAATGGCATTTCGACAATCCAAGTATTTTTATACCACTCTAAAACAGATGGACATTTTGAATGCTCGTATATTTCATTTATTTCACTTGAAGCTTTTCTTAATTCACCAGAAAAAAAATCATCTGGAAATGGTTCTAAACCATTATCATTCGTTTCGGATATCCCATAGTTATAATATATTTTTTTTGTCATTATAAAATGCCAAAAACTTTAAGCATAACAATCGAAGACACTATGGCTCCTATAAAGCTAGCACAAGTTCTTATAATTTCAAGTTTATGATTATGGTGATCAACCCATATTTCGAATGGGTCTCTAAGTTTACCTTTTGCAAGTAGTTTTTTTCTTTGCTTTTTTGAAAGTTTAAGATTCGAAATATCTTTTATGCTTATCATTTTCTTTTAGTCTCCTTTTTATTTTTTACATATTTCCAAATTTTTCCTTCTTTATCTAAATCGCAACTCCAAAGCATTAATTTTCTATATATTGAATATCCATATCCATCTCCGTATACCATAATTGTTCTGCTTATAAAGTCGCCAATATGGTATAAAAATTTAGATAATAAAATCCTCATATATATATTTTAATAAATATATATTAAAAAGTCAATTTAATTATTTGGTATAAAATATGCTAACATTTCGTCGCCATATACTTGATATGAATGTATTTTATAGTTTTGCTTTTCAAGCATTCTCCTTAATTCATTAAGATATTCACTTTTAATATATACGACTAGGGTATCTTCTTCTTCTATATTGAATCCATATTCTTCTGTAAATTCGGAGCATATGGCTAGGACTTCTTCTTTATTGTTCACTAACAAGTTACACTTACTCTATTTCTTTATATTTATAAAACATTTTATGAAAGCCTTTGAATGGACATCCTCTAACATCTATGCCATCTCTATAGTGGAACATCCTTCCTGGTTTTTCTTCATCTAAATGCTTTCTTCTTTCGTCATGCCATTCTCTTTGCCTTGTATCTAGTTCTTTATTTTTATCAATAGGTTTTAAAATTATCCTAGTTTTTTCATTTAAATTTAATGGGATTGGGATTATTCTACAGATTGGCATTTTAAATGGTATGTGTATTTCATGGTTTGGTCGAGTTATTTTATAATTCATGGTAAATGTAAAAGGCGACCAATTTGTTTCTACTATTCCTTCAAGTGGGTATAAACCATCTATATAATAATTTGATGGGCCATTTACAATCAATCCCCATCCTGGTGGCGTTTCAAATACGATTGGTATGCTAAATGTTAATATGCCAGAGCCAAAATGACTAGCAACAAGTTTATAATTTCTCGTTGAGGTATTATCTTCAATCTCAACATCTGCTAAATTATTCCCTCCATTCCATTTAACTTTAATATCTTGAGAATTTAAGATCCACCATCCTAAAGAATTTGCAGAAACTAATGGAATACAATTATATGCATATTTTGTATGTTCCTGATCCATCCATTCTCTCTTGGCTTTAGCGGGTATGATAAACTTTTTATAGTATTCAACATCATAATGGTTTGTGTATAAAAACCATGCTTTTATATTTAAATCTTCTTTTATATATGAATTTTTTTCATCAAGTTTATGCTCTTGAGTAATAGGGTTCATATCCTATAATTTTTACATAGTAATAACAAAAAGTCAATATTATTTTAAGCTATTATAAAAATCAATCTGTTCTTCAAATATTTTTTTTAAATCGTCTTTCCTGTAATAAACTCCATTATAAGCATTAATGTAGTATGGTTTTTTCAAATTTAATATTTTAGAATTAAAAATTTCACTTAATTTTTCCATAGTTTTATCTAAATTTGAAAGTGTACCTATATAATTAAAGTTTGAGCGCTTATATCCAAAAATAATCTCTTTCGTTACTTGATATTCTACGTCTTTATATTTTATAGATATTTCTTTTTGTTCTAAAATTGAATCTATATATTCTTCAATTGATAAAAAATTTTTAATTTTTATTAATTCTATTCCCATTTTATGTTGCCAAATATTTGAAGATGGATGACGATCTTCTATGTATTTAACGAAATTCCAATAAGCATAGATTTCATATATATGATCTACTGGATCGTTTATTATAGTAAAAACAAAGTCTTGTTCATTTTTATTTAAATGTAAACTATTAAAAGATCCATATAAAAATCCATCAAATCTTAAATGTTTAAAAGTCTTTGGTATAGATTTCATGATATTGTTTGGATTTGTATAATCATTATCGTTTTTTAAATCAAATGGATAATGAAAATCTAAAGATTCTATTCTTATAGAAGATAAGATGTTCTTTAAAATATCTGGATAAAGTCTACAGGGTGTTACTTGATATATTATCACAATATATTATATATAATAATATATTTTTATTAAATTATATTTTTTTTAATTGGATTTCTGTTTTGCCCAACAAATCGCCTTTTTTCCAAGTCATTCCTTCGTTTGTGCATTCGTAAACTACTGCATATCCTATGTCTTCTAGAATCCCTTGAGATTGACCTTCGACACGAATACCGAGGTCTAAAATTTCTTTAACTACTCCTTCGCTACCATAGTGCTTGCAACTTGGATTAATATTTTTTACTTTATCACCAACTTCAAACATTGTAGATGCTTCTACTTCGGCTTCTTCTGCTTCTTCTACTTCTTCTACTTGAGCTAAATTTTGATCTATTTTTAAAAGTTCTATTTGATCAAATTCAGTCTCTCCATCCCATTCATATGCTTCATTTTCATAATCAGACCCTTGAGCTTTTTTAAGAGCTTCTTTACTTGGGCGGTCCTTAGAACCTTCTGGCGCTGGACGATAATTTTTACCCATTCTTTTTTTCTTTTGTTGAATATTATACCAAAGACCTTTGCCTTTGGCTTGAATTTCTGCCTCTAAAGTAATCTCTTCTTCACTTCCAGTTATCTTGCTAACTGGTTTTGCGCTCCACATTTTGCAACTCCAATAATTTGCTTTATATTTTGGTCCTGGATTATCGCAACCATGACGAGATCTGTATGCTTTGCGCCTTTCTGGGTTGTCTCTTTTAATGGACATATTTGGATCACCAAATTTAACCATTACAATATTGCCTTTATCGTTTTTTACATAAACGCCAAATTTCTTTTTACTGCCAGAAGGAAGTCTAAATGGTTTATTTAATGGCGCTTTGCTTTTTTTCTTTTCGGCTAGAATAGAGGTAAAATCAATCTCTAGTTCTTTTTTATTCATTTTATGAACGTTCCCAACAAATATAATTTGGAATTGCACCACTAACACTTACTATGCCAGAATAATTTAAATCACTTAAACTACCACCATCGCCAGCACCTGATGCTGTAGCTGCAGCTAAAACAAAATTAAATGAATTAGAATTAGCAGAAGTGCCATATTTTACATAAAGTAAACCACTTTGTAAATTTTGTATAAAAAGTTCTTCTCTATTGCTATTCTCCTCTAAAATCGTACCATTAGAACCACTTATTGTATTATTAGACATTATTGAACCTTTAGAAGTTAAATCGTCTAAAGTAATAGCTTCTTGAGCTTTGTAAGAGTCTGTGCTTGGGTCATATACAAGAGATATTCTCTTTTCTGTAGGGTCATTTAAATTAATATTAGGCATATCAGTTGATATTACACCTTAAAATTAAAATTATACTTATAAATTATTTAACTTCACGCCATTGCATTGAAGCAAATACGTCCGTACTTGTGGTTGTCAAATTCGTAGCAATTAAAGCGAAAACATTACTATCATTTCCATCTATATTTTGAGCTATATAATTTTGTCTAGCTGTACTTGGAGCGTCTACAGTATCACTACCTTGATATTTTCCTGCTCCTTGTCCTCCAGCCAAAGCAAAACCCGCGTCAAATCTATAGCCGCCAGTAGGATTAAATGAGGTTGCACTTATGTTATATTGTGTTATGCTTTCGTCATTTGCGCTAACCCATGATCCACCAATAATTGCGCCACACGCTAATTTAATAAACTTTATGTATTTTAGCGAATTCTACTGTTAATTTATCTTTCTCTGTGCTCTTTGATATTACTTTATAATTTAATTTATCTAATTGGTTTTTTAAATCTTCAAAATAATCAGTATTTATAGAAATAAGAATGCTTTTCTCTGATTCTTTATAGTGAATCTTATCAGAAAACTCTTGACAAATTGCAATTTCAGCTTTCACATAATAATTTACACTGTTGGGTATATTTGTATTATTTTTCTTCTATATAGAAATTTTTTGGATTTTTAGGGGAAATTTTCTGTATGTATATTTTGGCTTCTTTAAATCCTTCTTTTGATAAAGGAAAAACTCCATGAAGGAAATTATCATTTTTAGAATAGATTGCGTAATATTTTTTTCTTTTAGTTTTTGGCATTTTTTGACTCCTCTAATATTAAAGATTTTAGAAGTTTAAGATGATGAACATTCCAGTTATCTCCTGTGTCTCCAGACTTTTTTGTTAAGGAGTCTTCCCAAATATTCTTTTCTATTATTTGATCTAATAAATAAATTATCTTATCCATATATATTATAATAAATAATTTGAAAAAAATCTAAATGTAATGTATTATATTATATAGTTCATTGACATTGGGCCTGAATTTGGTTTCGATTTTAGTGGTTAGAATTAAAATGCAAGTAGAGGTTTAGGTGGGACTCTTTAAAAAGCCTTAAAAGTATTAACTGCCAAAACAGCTAAATACAAAGGTCATCTTTCTGCTAGAGTTTCTTTAGTCGAAGAGACCGCCTCTGTAGCCTAAGTTCTACAGCGTGATTACCATGACACATCTATTGGATAATTGCGTTATTAGATGTTTATTATTTAATAGTTTTTCTATTCTTTAAATAATAATATTCAAGATAGAATACGCCTAGTATGTTTGTTTATTATCTATACAAAGCTAAAATTTAAGATAAACTAAACTTGTAGTATTTTAATTTATATTTCTAAAAGACCTCGGTTCAACTCCGAGCAGGTCCAAGTTTAAATAACTGATTTATTTCCAGAAAACAAAATTTCGACAAAATCATTTAGACTGTAATTTAACTGGCTTTTTATAAAACTTTGCATAGATTGCATTGTATTAAATTTATAAAGATTATTATTTTGAAAAAGTTTATAAGTATGAATTTTTTCTAAAACATCGCATTTATTAACTATTAGTTTAGTTGTGCCAGATATTTTAACCGCTGTAATTAATTTATTTAGATTTAACCAATTCACGATTCTTTTTCTTCCAGTTGTAGAGCCAAATTCTTCTCCGATCTCAATTATATAATTTAATTCTGGATCTTCCCAAAGACTCTCTGGAAAAAGTGGATCTACACCACTTTTCGTATCATAAATCTTAGCTACTCCTATAATTTGTCTGATCTTTTTAGGAGAAAAGCCTAATGAACATGCAGAGTATGGCAGTGTTTCGCTACTGGTAACATATGGATACTCTCCATAATTTATATCAAGCCAAAAACTCTGCGCCCCTTCGCAAAGTATATCTCCATGTAAACTACCATCCCAAAGATATTGTTTATCAATATAATCTCTAGCAAGCTTACCAGTTCTCAACATTTTATCGCTATATGCAGGGGCTATGCCTTGACCTGTTGTGCCAAGTTTCTTTTTGAGAATTTGAAGATCATATTGAATGTGCTTATGAGTAATTATATGAGCTTTAGGACTAATTTTAATCAAAGAGGTATCGAATCCTTCTTTTTTAAGATAATCTATCTCATCAAAAAATTTATCTACATTTACTACGCAATTTGGCCCGATTATACTAAGCTTATTTTGAAATACTCCACAAGGGATAATGTGTGTTTTATATTTTTTGTCATTTAAATAAACTGTATGACCCGCATTTGGTCCACCATTCCAGCGACAAACTATATCATAATCTTTAGATATTGCATTACTTATCTTACCCTTACCCTCATCGCCCCAAGCTAATCCGAATATAACATCAACCGCTCTGATCATTTTTTAATTTATTTTGAGCTTCTTGCAATTCATTTAAGTAATCAGAAAGCATTTTTTTACAAAAATTTGAACCGTCTTGGCCACAGCATTTTTTAAATTTTACATCATTAACTGGGCACAAATCATTCCTCTGCATCTTTGGCGCAAGTCTTCTAATTGGACCGTTCATATACGGCTGAACATATAAACTTACATTTTCAGATGTAAATTCTATTTTTTTAGATTCTTGTTCCATTATAGTTCCTGAGAAGGATTTCTTACATCAAAGATTGAAATTTTTAAATCTTCACCCTTATCACTCTTAATTAGTAGAAGCTCTTCATTAAGAACTTCAGAGACTTCTCCATAAAAGTGTTCAAATTTAGCATAATCAGTAATAACTGCAACTCTTTTACCTAGCATTCTTTTCAAGATATTAAATTTAATAGAATTTTTTTGCTTCATTTAAGGATTATATATTAATATTTAGATAAAATCAATAAATAAATTTGGTTTGAAATATCTTTTTTATTCTACTTATTGATAAGTTAAGCGTCTTTTCATCAATTGATAATGGTGGTAAAAATATAATAGAATCATTATCTCCTGATGTGCATATGATTATATTAGATTTTGCAAATTCATAAAGCAGTCTTCCATGAAGATAAATGTCTGGCTGATTTTCTTTGTTAAAAAATTGTAGCCCGATCATTGATCCAATAATGCGTAATTCATATTTATCAAAATTTAATTCTTTAAAAATATTTGTCAATTTAATTTTAAATAATTCGCCTATGATTTTCGATTTTTCACAAAGCTTATTTTTTTCAATGATTTCTATATTCTTTAAAACTACACTACAAGCAAACGGTGTCCATGAAAAAGTTGCCGATACATCTCCAAATCTATAATTTTTTAAATGTTCTTCTTTTACCAAGACTGCCCCGATAGAACTATAACCAGAAGATATGCCTTTCCCTAATATAATTGCATCTGGTTCAATATCGTAATGATGACAAGCAAGCATTTTCCCTACTCGGCCAAACCCAGTTATGCATTCATCCATAATTAAAAATACTTCATTTTCTTGGCATATTTTATAAAATTTTTTCCAATATCCTTTATCTGGTACAATCACTCCCCCACTACCCAAAACTGGTTCTGCTATAAATATTTTTACATCTTGATTTTTTTTAAAAAATAAATCAACTTCTTCTAATGAAGATTTGTTTGGCGGTGGTATTTTTTTAGATTCATATTCTTTTTTTACAAAAGGCATTTTATATTTTTTGATTTCCCCCATCCCAATTGTCGCTTGACTCCATCCGTGATAGGATCTTTCGAAAGTACCTATATTAGATTTATTAATATTATAAAATACGGATATTGCAACTTCATTTCCATTTGCTCCGCCAGTTGTACGAAAACATTTATAATTAGCATTAGGAAAAAAAGAAATTAATTTTGTTGCTAAATCGTCTGCTTCTTTTGTAGCTAGCCATGGTGGGGCATAGTTTGATTTATTAATGCATTTAATTTGATGCTGAAGCATTTCGTCGTTTTGCCATCCTATGTTTGCGACTCCATATCCAGAAGACAAATCTATATACTTGTTTCCTTCTATATCCTTTATGATGCATCCTTTTGCCGTATCAAAAGATAATGGCATATAAAATGCTCCACTAATCTTATTCTTTAATGACTTTTGTAAAATTTTATTATTCACTTTTGAATCTTCCTATATAACATATCATTTTAAAATGGGCCTTTCTAAGGCATTCTATTTTAGAAATATCATGATCTCTTTGATGAAGTATTAATTTATTTTTAAGTAATATCGCGCCAGATGTAGGAATTTTTTCGTTTAAACTTTTTAAAACTAATATATCATTTTCTTTTAAATCCTTTATGCTATTTGGAATTATTTTTTCTAAATTCATTTTTTTCATCCATTCCTTTCTATCTTCATATGCCCAAGAAAGGTTTTCATCTGGTTTTTCAGATCTTTTGGATTCTGGATCTGCTATTGGAATCTTCAATTCTTCAGAAATGTATCTTTCAATAGTTGACCAACAATCATTTACGCCATTCTTATAATCTAATCCTATATACTTCTTATATGTTTGATCTTTTATAGGATCAAAAAAGAAAAATTCATCTTGTTTAAGATTATATAATAAATATGGTATTTCAGACTTTAAGCTATTATATATATCTTCATAAGAAAATCCTCTATTATTTATATGAGAATGATAGCAACATAATACTTCTCCTTTAATCGAACAAAATCTATAGTCTTCTGGGTCTATCAAGAAATTTTTTTTATGATTTGAGCTTATATTTTTACAGAAATAAACTTTATCTTGATTATCTACATTGTATATGAGGCCGCATGACTCTTGATTTGGTTTTAAAAGGCAATGCCTTCTTATCTTGTCTAAGATGTCTTGTTCAAATTTCATTTGATTTTTCTAGCAACATATTTTATATATCTAACGTGAGCTTTTCTAAGCCCCTCAATTAATGATTTTGAATCTAATCTTTGATGTAATATTAGTTCTTGCCCGAGGTAAATTGCTCCGTGAGTTGGTAGATCATGCTTGTCTTTGAATACTATTATATCATTCTCTTCTAGTTCTTCGTACGATTTTGGATGAAAAATAACAAAATCTTTAGTGTTCTCTTTATAATCTTGTATAGACCAAATATGTTTATTATCTTTTTTTATATCGTCATATGAAATATCTTTGTTAAGGTGAGGTGGTTGAATTTTAAAGTCATGATTTAATTCTTGATTATAAAATAATGATATTAATGTAGAACAATCATTCTTGCCAATGATAAAATCTTTATCAAGATATTTTTTATATTTTAAAAATTTTTCTGTAAATAAAAAATAAAATTTATCTCTTTGTATATTATATAGCAAATGATTAATTTTATGATTTAATGAATTTCTTACATCTTGAATAGAGAACGAGCGATCTTTTATATGCGAATGACAGTACCATATTATTTCCCCATTTTTTTTAGCTTGTATATAGTCTTCTGAATCTATAATAAAATTATCTTTTTTTAAATTAGCAATATTCTTTGTTCTGTAAAAGTTTAAACCATTGTCGTCTTTTAAAATTAACCCACATGATTCTTCATTTTTATTTTCTAAAAAATACTTTTTGATTTCTAGTAATAGATTCTCTTCAATCTTTTCCATGAGCAAAACCCTCATACATATTATTGATAGTAGTTCTAACGGCTTGAATTTTATTTACCCACAATCCACCCCTCATTTCTTCTATTGATCTAAATCCTAAATAACTCATTGCGCTTCTTAAGCCATTAGCAAAATCATAGACGATATCTTCTATAGTTTTTGTCGAAACTTCAACTAATGTTTTATCGCCTTCTACAAATAAATTTTTCTTTGTGCCATCATATAAATCGTAATCTTCTACGACATCTTGACTTGCCATTCCACGATATTTAACATAATATTTATCGTCTTTTTTAATCAGGTCTTTTTCTTCTACTGTATCGATTAATCCAGCAAAAATTTTCCCGCAGATAACAGCATCTGCTCCGCTCGCGATTGCTTTAACTAAATCTTTAGGATATCTTATACCGCCATCAGCTAATATACTGGGTCTATTTTCTTCTTTTGGGATTTCATGCCTAAAATAATCTAAATTTGAAAGATGCCAATTTCTAACAGCTTTCCAAGCGTAATATAATCCAGTAACACTAGGACATCCAATTCCAGTTTTCATTTGAGTAAGGCACATACTTCCAGGACCAATTAAATGCCTAAAGCCATCAGATTTAAGATTGGCTAGTCTATAAACGCTTTGCTTGGTTAATGTATTGCCTACGATAATATCTTGAGTGAAATTAGATTGTTTGTAAGCTATCAAGAAATCTTCTACTTGGATAGATAATCCATTTGCCGTATCCAAAAAGAATATGTCCGTATATGGACTTAAAGTTTCGATTCTATTAAAACTATCCTTTAAACCAATTGCATTTATACAAAAATTACTATTGTCTTTAATCTCTTTCGCTTTTGTCTTTTGATCCTCTATTGACATGAATCTGTGCAGCACCCCAGCACCACCTATTTGATTTATCTTTATGCATGTTTTAACAGAGGAAACCGTGTCCATTGGAGACAGAATGATTGGAATATCAATATATTTATTCCTACTAATTTTTGTTACTGTTGATACTTCCTTTCTTGATACAATATTAGAAAAGTTTGGTAATAAAGATATGTCGTCATATCCTAACGCTTCTTTAAATTGTTCTTTCATTTATTTAGCACCTTAGATTGATGTATTCCGCCCATAGTTTCTCCAACCCAATTTTCCCCAACACTTGTGGGGATTTTACCATTTAACCAGCACTGTATTGATAAAAAGGCTCCTCCATTTGGTCCAGACTTTCCTCCATGAGGATCATTTGGTTTGACCCTCAAAAGATATCTTGCTCCTAATGGGTGATTATTCTTATCTGTTAATCTGGAAAATCTTAGGGGTAGTACGATTTTATTATTAATATTAAATTCCATACCGCATAAAAGCATCTCATAACTATCTACATCTGGATGATGATGCGAAGGAATAACCGAGTTTGGTTCTACTATAAATAATTGGACTTGTTTATTATTTTCCCTGTATAAAACTACTCCTTTTACACCCTCTACGATGTAGACGCTATTCTGAGGTGTGTAAAAAAAAAGCCTATGTTTGAAAAAATTAAAAGCAAAATCTGTTAATTCATCCTTACCTAAAGATAGGTCGTCAAGATGAAGGATATCTTTATGTTTCTTTAAGAATAGACTTACATCCATACTTAAATTCTAATATAATTTAATAAAAAAATCAAGCTTTAAATTCTTAATAAAAATCAATACATTACTAAATCTTTAAATATTAAGCTTTCAGTATCGTATTCTTTTTTCAAAAATAACAAGTCTTCTTCCGAGAGATTCGATACATAAAAATTTATTTTATTTCTTGCTTGATTATATCTACCAGTCCTATTGCATCTACATCCAGATTCTAAGCTTAATACTTGTGACAGTACAGCTTGAAGAGCCATATCGTTAGGTTTAATTGGTACCAATTTTTGCAAAAGGTTTAAATAGTCTATTGAGTTTTTGAATTCTACTAGCTGCAACATAATTTCTTCATACTAAAAAATATTAGTAACGAAGCAATATATATTACACCTGTAAACCAAATATTTAAAATACATATAGAGATAATAGCGCTTGACCAAAGCCCTATGCAAAATGGACAAGAAAAAAGTTTAGATAAAAAATCTTGTTTTTTAGAAAGAAAATCAGTAAAATAGATATATTGTTTTTTTATCTCTTCGTTATAATCTTTAAATATAAAATTTAAATATTTAAAGTATTCAAAAAATGCATTCGTTAAAAACCATACAGTTAATATTGTAGAATTTAAGCCAATAGCAATTAATATATTATTCTGATAATTCTCCATCTAAAGTACCTATAGGATAAGGTTTTCTAATAATAGAATTTTCATAATTTCTATATATATAATTGCTTTTTATAGTAAATTCTGGATATGGTTTTCTAATAATTGAATTTGGATAAAGCCTGTATATATATTGACCTTGAATTACATAGCCAGGATATGGTTTACGTATAATAGAATTTTCGTAATTTTTATAAATATATGTTTTATCTTGAGCTAGTCCTAAGTTTAAACTATAGAAACTAAACAATATTAAAAATGTAATCTTCTTCATTCGATGATGATAGTATATTTAAATAAAAAATGCAAGTCTTTTTTTCGATTACTTTATATCTTTCCGCAAAAAAAGGATCTTTTTTATTCTTTTTATAACATACGGCATTAACTGCAAGTTCAGCCCCATCACTTATAAAGGAGGATGCAATCATATTATATTTTTTATATATATCGCTTGGCGTTACTAAAAATGTAATATTCTTCAAGAAAAAACCAGAAGATATTATATTCTCTCTTTCATTGATGATTTCATAATCTATATTAGAAAAAAATCTATAAAAATTTTTATAAATTCTTTCTGGAGGAAAGATTATTGAGCTTGTTTTATATATAGGTAAAAGTATTTCCATATTTAATGCTTCTCTATTTGTATTTTATAAAATTTAAATATATCATGCGCTAATTTATCTTTTGTATATTCCTCTTTATATATAACTTTTTTTATACCATACGAAGCTATATTTATAGCGCAAGAGGAGCAAGGTAGAAGAGTACAAGCTAACAGCTCTGGATTTTCATATCTGGAAATACATGAAAGAGCATTTGCTTCTGCATGAATTATATATTTTCTTCTTTCGTCCCGATTTGCTAAAATCTTATTTGGAACATTTTGTTTTGGAGCAAAGCCATTATATCCTATACTGAGTAATCTTCCATCTTTATTGAAGATAGCGCACCCTACTTTTTTATAAAAATCTTCCGATCTTTTAGAAGCATTTAAAGCTATTTCCATAGCTAAATCTTCAATAGAAAATCTATTCATAAATTAAAATATAAATATATAGAAAATAGTACAATTAGTACAAAATTCAATTCCATTGTTTTATAATACAATGCTTTTATATTCTTGACAAGATATTTTATTTAAATTATAATACAAATTATGCTCATAGGAATAACTGGCGTCGCAAGATCAGGTAAAGATACATTCTATTCAATCTTAAAAAGATTTTTAAAAGAAAAAAATATTGACTCAGATAGGGTCGCTTTAGCTGATGAGTTGAAAACAGAGCTTCAAGATTTCATAGAAAAAAAATTTAAAATTAATATTAATAAATGCGATGGCCAAGATAAAGAATTGATTAGACCACTTATGGTAGCTTATGGTAAGTGTAGAAGAATACAAACTGATGGAAAATATTGGACTTCTCTTGCAGAACCAAAAATAAAAGAACTTAGAAAAAATAACATTATCCCAGTAATAACTGACATTCGATATATAGAATACAAAGATGATGAATATGCTTGGCTTAAAAACAATGATGGTATTTTAATACATATTTCTAGGAAATTTGATGACGGATCTTTGGTACAACCAGCCAATATTGAAGAGAAATCAAATGATAATAAATTAAAAAATGTTTCAGATTTTTCTATATGTTGGGATACATGCCAAGATGTAAACGCTTTATATGAACTAACAAGAAAAAACTTAGAAAAAATTTATGACAGACTTAGATTTAATTAAGAATATAAAACATAAACAAGATAGCGATTCTTTAAAAGACCTAGTTAATAGACATAGCGGTATTTTTTGTGAAATTGTCAAAAGATATCAGCATTTTATATCTCAAAATGGTCACGATCCAAAAGACTTGTTTGAAGACAAAGAAATGGTTATATATCAATCTGCTTTATCATTTAATGAAGAAAAAAATATTAAATTTTCAACTTGGCTTGGTAATCAGGCTAGGTATCACTGTCTAAATTTTTTAAACAAATACTCCCATTATCATCCTACGGATAATTCTTATATCCAGAATACTATAGAAAATGCGCAAGATATCAAATTAGACCTAACAAAAGAAAATTGTGATTATTTATTGAATATCCTTAAATCTATAAAAGATAAAAGAATATATAAAATATTTAAAATGAGATTTTATTCTAAGAATAAAAAAGACAGATCTTGGAGTGCTATCGGTAAAAAACTAAAAATAAGCACGCAAACCGCAATAAATTTGTACAATAAATATATTATCTTATTAAAAAATAAAGTCAAAAATAATAATTTTAATGATAATATTTAGTTGACATTTATATAAAGGAGATATATAATATAAATAATATGAATACACAAAATAACAATAAAAACAATGAATGGTCTAAAAGAGAAATCGGCGCGCTTTGGAAAAAAGATGGCCCAAGCCAAAAGTATCTTTCTGGATATTTAACTATTGACGAACTTGGAACTCAAACTAAAGTAAATGTAGTAGTTTTTAGTAATAAAAATAAATCTAAAGATACGGCTCCAGATTTTAGAGTCTATCTATCAAAAGATGTGCAAAAGTCTGAAGCAAAAGAACCATCTATCGCTTCAAAAACTAATGTAGAATCCAAGCTAGAAGCACCTAAAAAGGTTTCAAAGAAAACTGTAGAAGTTGAAGCTGACGAAGAACTCCTATAAATGGATGTAAATCTAAATTTAGCTTTAAATAATCTTAGTTTTGGACAAATATCTTTTGCTTTAGTAAAATATTTCTACGAAAAAAAATATAATACAAAAATTATACCAATTGCAAATAATGTAGATATTTCTTCGCAAAGTAACGTTAATAAAGATTTTGCTGATTGGCTAAGAGTTTCAATTTCATCTTCTCTTGAAGAGATAAGAAGAGATGATACTATATTCAAATTGTGGCACTTGAATGGCTCATTAGAGAGTTTTTGTAATAAACAGGTATTATTGTCTTTCTACGAACTAGACACTCCAACAAAAACGGAACTGAATATAGTAAAAAATAATCATAATGTTGTATTTTCTTCTAAATACACATGTGATATATTTAAAGCTTATGGCTGTAATAATGTAAAATATATTCCATTATTTTTTGATGAAAATAATTTTAAAATAACGAATAAAAAGTATTTTCAAGACGATAGAATAACTTTTAACTTAGTAGGTAAACTAGAAAAAAGAAAGAATCATAAAAAGACAATTCAAGCTTGGTTAAAGAAGTTTGGTAATAATCCAAAGTATTTCTTACAATGTTCAGTTTATAACCACTTCTTAAAACAAGAAGACCAGAATACATTAATAAATTCGATATTGGATGGCAAAAGATATTTTAATATTTCCTTTCTAAGTTTTATGCAGACTAATCAAGTCTATAATGATTATTTAAACAGTGCAGATATAATATTAGGAATGAGTGGTGGTGAAGGTTGGGGATTACCAGAATTTCATTCTCTGGCTTTAGGTAAACATGGAGTCTTTTTAAATGCACATTCATATAAAGATTGGGCTAATAATTCTAACTCTGTAATGGTAGAGCCTTCGGAAAAAATTGAAGTATATGATAATATGTTCTTTCATAAAGGGTCTCCATATAATCAAGGTAATATCTTTTCTTTTAAAGAAGATGATTTTATTAATGCTTGCGAAAAAGCTATAGATAGAGTAGAAAAAAATAGAGTCAATGAAAATGGCATAGCCCTTCAAAAAAAATATACGTTAGATGAAACTGCATCAAATATAATAGAACTATTAAAATGATATGCCAATTTATATTTATCAGAATCCAAAAACCAGCGAAGTAAAAGAAATCATTCAAAGCGTTCATGACAAACATGAGTATATAGAAGCTGGGATCAAATGGAATAGGATTTTTACTGTGCCTCAAGTTAATGTAGACTGTAAATTAGACGCTAATAGCACAGCTAAAGATTTTGCAGAAAAAACTAAAAATAAAAAAGGTCACGTTGGAGACCTTTGGGATAGAAGTAGAGAGCTTTCAGAAAAAAGAACTCAACTATACGGTAAGGATCCAGTTAAAGAAAAATATTATAAAGATTGGTCTAAAAAAAGAAAGGGTAAAAAACATCCAAAATCTTAAAATTAAATTATTTTAATTAGGGCCATTGATGTAGATAAGATATTTTATAAAGTTCTGTAAATATTGGAATTTCTTTATCCATTATTATTGGAACATAGAATCCATTTCCTGGACAACCAGGGCCACATTTATGCTCTTTTGCATATTCATAAACCATTCTTTTAGTTTCTGCAACAAAATTATAATTTTGTTTTCCTACGCATGGAATTTTTTGAAGGGACGACCCAAATAAACTTGGACAAGTAACTTCCCAATACCAACCTCTACTTGTTCTAACTTTTGATGTAAGAGTTCTAGGATCTATGCTTATAAGAGTACTATCAATTTCAATTCCTCCATTAACATTAAGGCACTCACATGTAAATGAAGGATTTTGAAATATTTGCCTTTTATATATTTGAGAACTAGTAAGAGTATCTTGGGGCCATCCGTATTCAGAAGCGTCGGGACCTCTTAAAATAACTCTACAGTATTTATTCGATGGAGTTGGTTTGCTTGGAGTAATTGAAATACTGCCTTGTGGTCTAGCATATAAAATTACTGTTTTTTCTTCGAGCCAGTAATTTGTTTTACAATCGCAACATTTTGATCCCATTTTTTTCTCCTTATATTACCTATTAAGATAGGCTCGTAACTTTCTTAACTTTCTATTTTCTTTAATAATTTGAGGAACATATTTTTTAATAAGATTACTTATTTTTGTAAGTATAATATAACGTGAATCAATAATTGCATTAATTAATGATTTTTGTGGATTAGGATCTATATTCCTACCAGTTCCTTTATATGTTTTTTCTTCTCCAACATAAATATTTGTTCCAATGAAATTTCCAGATTCAATATTATTTCTAGTTAAATATTTAGTTATTAATGCGTCTATTGTATCATTAGTTCCAAAACCAGAATAAAGAATGTAAAATTGATTTTTTGTACCAATTTCTTTATTTAATTCTACAGAAACTAATTCTATAGAAAATGGTGTTCCAGAAGGTATAATTCCACTCCAAGTACCAGTATTAAAATCTTTTATGCCTGTATATATACTATTATAAAATTTATAATATAATGTATCTTGAATTGGAGTAGATTGAAATAAGCATTGATCTTGGTCTAATTTCATATTATTTACAAAACCACTAATTCCAGTAACAGAATCTTTAGAATATTCTCCACTGGGTATATCTCCATTGTATGTTACGCCAGTAGTTGGAAATATATCTCCAGAATAATACTCTGATCCTATTAGTAAACATGGAGCTAATATTCCTGTGGCTATTTTTCTTTGTCCTACTAAATTCGTGCTAGGATTTTTTGAGTATCCAGAAATGTATACTATCGTATTTCTATATCCAGTACTTAAACCGTGTGGAGAGATATAACAAATTTTTTGAGAAATATTATTACCCGTTGATATTATTAAAAGCCCATTCATATCTTGCGCAAAAGATGATAGTTGATTAAGAAATGGGGCTATTTTAATATCACAATTATAAGCATTATAGTTATAATTTTGTAGAGTTGTTGGGTATGGTATATAAAAATTTGTATAATTTTCAGCGTTATATTTTTCAGTATTTGAACTTATCCATGTTTTAAATTGACGATTTTTTCTAATTGTTTTAATTCCAGGAAATGTAACTGTTGCTCCATTATATATAACATCCTGTAAACCTTCGCGTGTATTTCTTTTGCCAATAATTGAAGTTGCATTTTGAGCAATTGGATAAGAAAGCCTAACATATTGAAAATCATTGTCTGAACCAAAATTCATGTTTGGCTGTTTAAATTCTGTAAAAGGAGCAAAAAAATCATTATTATTAAAACCATAGTATAATTTATCGCTATTAAAAAAAGAAATTTGTCCAAAAGGAATTTGCTCTAATGTATATTCAGAATAAAAATTTTTATCTTCTTTGTCCAAAAGATCTGTAATCATATCCGTTTTCCAAGTTCTTTGATTGTCTATATTTTCTCTAATAATCAAAACTGGATCTTGTTTTCTTAAAGTGCCTTTATTGATAATATCTATATTTATATCTCTCATTTTTTTGTGAGATATTTTATTATCATCAACAAATGACGCTTCTTTATTTGCGCCTAAAACTCCGCCAAATCCTAAACGCGTTAAATCTTTCTTCGACAAACTCATATTTATCCCCGTTGTGATAATTCGCTTACCTCAGCCCCCTCTCGTGGGGGGCTGAATTCGGAAATGAATTCAGATCAAATTGTTATCATTAAATTGTTTATATTTAATATCTTTATATCACTATAAAGTTCAGACTATATCTTCTTATTTTAAATAAGTTTGGGCGCTCATGGGCAATTTTATTGTTGGGACTCAATCGCCTAGTCGTTACACCTTACGACCTATCTTTCCCAGTCGTCTTGGCTCGGTATAGTCTACTTGAGATTTCCACCGAATTCACCCAAAATGGACAATTTTGTTTTTTAAGAACTGAAAACATTTACACTAATTTTTAAAAAAGTGTAATATTTATATATGCCTAATCTTCGACCATTTAGAGATTATTCTGAACATGATGTTGTAAATATATTTAGTTGTACAATATCAGCGACTAAAGGAACATTAGTTAAACCTACTAGATCATGGAAAGACAATTCTGGGACAGAATTATCTTCAGCTGGTCCATTAAAATTAGGATCAAATAGCGCTGGAGCGACTTATTCAAATGTAGTGGCAAATCTTTTTGATATTGTTGGAACTGTAGCTCCAGTAGCAAATTATAATGACATTCCATCTCCACTTGGAATTATTTTAAATACCGTAGCGGAATATGATGAAAACGGAGAAAGACTCATAAATAATCCAAGGAAAGCTATAGAAATGGGAGTTGTTTTGCCAAATGTGCAAACTGTTCCAATATTGACTAAAGGACTTGTTTATATTAATGATATAGATACATCTAATCGTTTTTCTGGTGGTGGAAATCCAAATATTGGTGATTTTGCATATGTAGGAGATAATGGAAGAATTGCGACAGACGCAACTGTAGTTATAGGGAAGTTTTTAAGTAAAATTGATGAGAATGGTTATTGTTTAGTTAAATTAAATATGTAATTAGTACCAAACTTCGTTTTGGATTCTTCTTAATACTTTTATCCAGTCTTTTAGATGATAAGAAACTTCGTCTTTGTTTGAATTCTCAAATCCATTTTTAGCAATATTATAGTATGTACTTTCAGAAGGGTATGATCTTCGAAGCTTTTCTAAATTTTTATAAAAAAATCCAAGAAATACTAGGACAGATTTAGCTGTGTCTTCATTTTGTTCTAATTGAAAAAAATATTTATTTTGCAAAGGATATTCTATAAGATCATAAAATTTACTACCGACTGCTTCAGATACATATTCCTTTTCTTTAAAAGAGCATTTTATATCTTTACTGTATTTTACTACTGTAAGTTCAGCGAAAACTGGAAAGCTAATATCAACGATTCCATTTATGTCTTCTTCAGTTATTTTATTTATTATTTCTGGAAGACAATCTGGATCTTGAATAAGTAGGAATGTCTTTTCTGGTGATAATCCTAATCTCTTAGCAAAAAAGTCTATATCTCTCTCAGAAACAGTCACATTAGATATTACATCTAATTATTATTTTTTATTCATTAAATGTTGTTGTATAGTTTCAAAATTACGATCAAGTTTAGCTTCAATTCTATCAAAATAAGCTTCAAAAGATTCTTTAGTTACATAAGTAGTGCTAACTTTAAGTGCTAAATCCGCTATTTCTTGTTGATGTTTTCTGCTCTCTTCTTCCACTTCTTTTCTTAAAGATATAAAATCCGTAAAGGTTTTATCATTTATATTTTTTATTAGGTCTTCTTGTCTGTCAAATAACGAAAATACTCTAGTAAATAACCATCCACCTAAAAAGGTTAATGCTCCTAGGACTATATTAAATAAAGAATTTAAATCCAAATGCATACATATATTTACACTTATAGATTAATATTTTTAATTAAAATTATGGCAAGGTAGCATTATTATCGCTAGGGACTTTGCCTAGGTCGATTGAAGCAGAGAAAGGCGGTAAAAGCCTTCTGTAATGCTTTAAAACATGCTGATAATATTTGCATTCGATTTGCCCAGCTAATCTATGAAGTATAGATTCGCATTCTTTGATATTAAGTTGATTAACTTTTTTCTTTTTTTTATTTTCTATCACACTATATAATACACTATTAGATTGTATTATAGCTTCATATCGCCAAAATCATCATCAGAAATATCTGTTTTTCTTGCGCCAATTTTATATGTTGAGATCTCTGTTTCTTGAGGAGCGACTTGTACTTTACTGCTATCAAGATAACTATCTAACCATCCCGCGATAGGATTATCTTTTTGATTAAAAATTTTCTTATATCCTAATGATCGTAAACGAGCATCACAAAGCCATTTAGAATAGCCAGCAAGAACCTCTGCATTTAATCCCAAGAGAGAGCCTTTGCTAAAGAGATATTCTGCCCATTCAATTTCATTCTTCGCGGCTTGTTCATAAAACGCATAAATCTTATCTTCGCTTTTTTTTACTACAGAAGTAAAACCTTCTTTATCTTCTTCTCTTAGAATCTTAATTAAATTCTGAGTTGTTGCAAAATGTAAAGCTTCATCTCTTTGAATAAACTTAATAATCTTAGCATTACCTTCCATTTTACCACGATATCCAAAGTAGAATGAACAAGCAAAACTAGCATAAAATACAAGCCCTTCCATAACATTGACCGAAAGAATACAATCAAAAATCTTTTGTTTTAAATCTTTTTTATCATCATCTCCAAGAATTTTATCAAAATTATTTCTAATTAGTTCGGCGCGAGATACAATTTCTTTATCTTCCATAATACTATCAAAGAACTTACTGGCATCTGGATGAACATTGTTAAGTAGATAAGAGTAAGAGTAACTATGAATACCTTCAAATCTTTGCCAAGTATTCATGCAAATTTCGAGCTCTGGATTACTGACATAGTCTTTAAGAGAATGAATGCTTCTAGAAAGCATACTATCTCCAAGAGTTTGGAATTTTAAATTAGTATCGAATACAAATCTTTCTTGACCAGCAAGATCTCTATAATCTCCACGATCTTTATTTAATGCAATTTCATGAGGCCACCAGAAGAACTCCTCTTGCTTCTTAAATAATTCAAAGAATATAGGATATTTGAAACGATCATATCTCTGAAGATTAAGATCCTCGCCAAAGAATAATGGTTGTTTGGTATGATCTATATTTTTTATATTTAGAACGCTTTTCATGGGTTATAATTTACACGCTCCAGAGGAACAATCACGATCTTCTTTTTGATTCATCAACTGCTCTTTATCACCATCATCAGTATTATTGTAATACAAGCTAATTAGTCCAAGAGCATAAGCTTGCATAATTTCTTTCATGACTTTAGCATCTGGTAAAACATTATTTTCATAATGAGAATAGTTATAGTATACATTAGTTGATATAGCCATGTCAATATATTTTTGAATTACAGCATTTATTTTAAGTAATCCAGAATTGTCTTTTAATTCATAAGCTAATTCATAATTCTTATCATATTTACCAATTCCTGGAACTAATACTGGTAATTTGCCCATCTTGCTCATTTTATAAGTAATAAGACTACGAATTGGTTCTACTCCATTTGTGGAAGATTGAATAACAGAACTACTCTCGCAAGGCATGCAAGATGATAATGTTGAATGTCTTAATCCAAATTCTTTAATGTCTTTCCTTAGCTTTTCCCAATCAAGAGATAGTTTGCGTTTGCAAATTTCATCTACTTTATCTTTATATGTATCAATAGGAAGGACACCTTTAGAATATTTAGTCCTATCAAATTTGTTGCACTTACCTTTTTCTTTAGCTAATTCAAGACTAGACTTCAAAAGATAATATTGAAAATGCTCCATCCATTCATCTAATACTGGAAGTGTTTTATCAGAAGTATATTTTAATTCATTTTTAGCAAGATAAGCTGCCAAATTTGTGATGCCTATGCCAAGGCTACGACGTTTCTTTGCAAAATTTTCAGCAGCAATATTAAAGTAATCTTGAATTTCAATGATTTCATCAAGAAATCTTACGATAAGATCGCAAGTCTTCTCAAGATCCTGCCAATTTTTAATTTCTAGCATATTGACTGCCGAAAGAATACACATGCCAATTTCGCCTTCTTTATCATGATAATCATTTAATGGCATAGTCGGATGAATAACTTCCGTGCAAAGATTGCTCATTGTAACTTTATCTAACCATGCACCATGATCATTTGCGTGGTCAACATTAAGAATATAAATTCTACCAGTTTCTACTCTTTCTTTGATTATTAATGAGAATAGTTTTCGAGCAGATACTTTCTTTTTGATTTTTAATTTTTTACTTTCACATTCTTTATATACTTTATCAAAGTTTTTCGTACCCCAAACTTCATACAACTCTGGAACTTCAGCTGTATTAAAGAGAGTAATCTCTTCATCTTTTAAAACTCTATCATAGAAAAGTTTGCTCATACCTACTGTATAATCAAGTTTACGAACTCTATTATCATCTGTTCCAGCGTTATTTTTTAACACTACAATATCTTCAATCTCATAATGCCACCATTGAATATTGCAAGTGGCACTACCACCTCGTAATCCATTTTGTTGCCATGCTTTTACGCTACTCTCGTAGATTTTAAGGAATGGAATTAGACCAGTATGAACTACTTCACCATTTTTAATAGGTGACCCAATAGCTCTAATTTTAGACACATCAATACCGATACCGCATCTACTAGCAGTTGCCATACTAACAGCAGTCGCACTAGCAGTAATACTATCACGAGAATCGTCTACTCCAATTAAACAACAACTTGCATAATTTCTACTTGGAGTTCTTACTCCTGCCATTACAGGTGTTGGTAAATTAATTTTATGCTTGCTGATAG